ATTCATAAGGAAAAATATATCCATGATTTTTTACAGTGATTTTTTTTCAAGTTCTGTCAAGTTTTTTTTGTGTGTTACGTTTCTTTTTTTTAGTTATTGCCATTATTTCCGTTATCTGTATTACCATCGGATTGTATTTCAGCATTTTGTATGTCAGGATTCATAGGTAAATTTACTTTAGCTAGTTTTATATTTTCATCTTCAAGTAAAGCTATGTTTTCATCAAATTCTGTCCCGTTATGATCTAATGACTCTCTTTCATGTGTTGTAAGACCTAAGTCAATGTTTTGTTTTCTTGCCATAGCCGTTTTGTTCGGATCTATGTCTGGTTTTGCAATACCTACCCAGTCGGTTTTAATCCATGCGTTTCGTATTACGGGAGATTCTAATCCGTTAGCAATTATGTTTCCTTTGCGAACTTCTTCCATAAACCACGATTCAAACCATGGTCTATTAAAACCGTTATTGTCTTTTTCCCTTTCAATTTCTAACATACGCCAAGTAAGAATAAGTGTAGCACGGGAAGCGGAATAGTTTTGGTTAAATGTCATTTCGACCACTTCAACTGGCATACCCATAGAGCCGCCTAAGTATTTCATCATTGCTTTTACAAATGAATCAAAATTTACGTTCGGTCTTTTTGTATCGTATGACACAAGTTCTTCATTTGCTTTTAAGTTTTGAACAAAAATACCCGGTTGAGTTAGTTGGGCCTGTTTTACAGTTTGGTCAACCGCTAAGTCTATAGACTGAAATTCTGTTTTTCTTGCGATACCCATTAACGGTCTAGAGCTTGGAGCGTTTCCAGGTTTTACCCATGCCGCTATGGATGCGTTCATAACAGCCGCTTGCAATTCTGCGACCTTATAGCCTGTTAACTTGGAAAGATCATGTAATATCGGAGAAAGTCTTGAGATACCTCTCATTTGCCCCGGTTCTTCTCTTTCAAAGTAGTGTATCACCCATAAGTCTCCAGTCGGAGAATATTTTGGTATTCTTACGCCTGAAATGAAATACGCTACTGTTTTCCCTTGTTTATCGTATTCAATTCCGTCTTTATAATAATTTCCTCTCGATTGAACACTAGAAAGATCGTCGGTCGATGCGTTTCCTATTTGATCGACGTTATAAAATTGCAAACTTATAGGTGACATACGGTTAGAGGATTCATCTTTTCGTATTACTGCCAATACTTCGCCATCTACAATCATTCTAGTTTTTACAAAATGCTGAACCTGACCGCCTGCCCATTGACCTGTCGAGTCACATTCTTTAGATTCGAAATACAATTTCCATCTTGCTTCTATGTTTTTTGTAAATTTCCTACGGTCTTCGTTGGTCAATTCGTCGTTTGGATCTATGAGATACCATTCTGGAGTTGATTGCATTCTTAAACCTGTATGTATTGCAAGATCTGCGATACGTCCTACAATTGCACGGGTTTCTGTAGATTCTAGATGTGATTTTCTTGCTTGGTTTCTTAATTCTTTGTAGTTCTTGTAAATAGTTGTAGTAAATGGCAATCCGTCGGAATATTTTTGACCAAACCACCCGTAAACATAACCATTTTGAAAATATCCTATCTGTGATACCCCTTTTAAGTCTGGACGGTCGCCACCTGTAGGAATAATATTATTTATTGATTCCTGTTTTCTTATGTATTTTTTAAATTTGTCTATCAATCCCATATTAATATTGTCTTACAAAATCCACCGATAAAAGCCCATTGCCTTCTAAGTTTGCTAATTCTGCCTCTAGTTCTTCCATTTCCATACGTAAATCTTTTAACGGTCTGTATTTTGCAGATTGACTACCCTGCCCAGTATTCAAAGAATAAGAATCCGTTTTTAAATACTGGGGATCCGATAGAATAGTTTTTATAGTTGCAATACGGTTTCTTAAATCTTGTTTTTCTGATTCTATGGACATGAGATACCTAATAAATAAATTTTAAAAGTTGTCAAGTATTTTTTCATAACTCGCCATTTTCCAAGCTATCCCAAAACTGAGACCATTCAATATATTCTAAATTATTATTCTGAGCATATGCCCATGCTAAGTAATATACCGCACCCATTGCATAGACTCGACAGTCGAGAGCCTCGTTTCGTTCGTGAATTTTCTTCCATCGATAAACGGTAGTTCCTCCCTTTGTTGTTTCGGGAACTCTGTTTTCACTGAGATACATTTTGAATATCTTATCGGTGTAATCAGAAGGAAAATGACAATAACCTCTAGGTATTTCGCCACCGTCACCGATTGACTTTTGAACATAGCCATAAAACTCTTGTTTTAGTATATCGGTATATAGATCTATTCTTTCGATTCCGTATGACGATAAAAAAGAAGTTCTAAATACGGGCCCTTTCCCTTTTCTACTAGAAACCGAATCTCCCTGTATTGCAAATACACCACCTGCGAATTGAGATACGTATTGATAAATTATATCCTGTCTATATCCTGAGTCTATGAAACATAAATCAATAATAAAACCATTGTAATCAGTAGAAAGAAATTCTGTTAAGTCTTGGTATGGAGAATTTTCTAATTGAGAAGTATCACCTGTAAAAACTCTGTATTCCAAAGAATAGCTTTCAAAGTTTCTTAACCATGCAACAACTTCTAATTCTATTCTATCGGATTGTATGTCAACCCCACATGTAATCAGTAAAGGTTTTATTTCGCTTGGCAAATGTCTCGAATCATAACCTCCCTTTCTAAGCATAACTTTTTCATAGGCAATTGCATTTTTTCTATTTTCCCATGGCATTCCTACAACAGTATTTTGAAATACTTTAAGTTTAGAAAAATTTCCTTCGCTTAAAATCCACTCTTCGCAAATTGATTCCCATGTTCTTAAGCCAATACCTGCATACCATGAAGGTAAGTAATACGAAACATGATTTTCTTTCTGAGTCTTTGCAGTTGCAATCCATTTTGCACCGTTTTTAGGGTCTAAGAAAAATGTTTTATCTGAATTTTTCCATTTTGCATCACACGAAATACAACGATAATGAACCGATTCACGTATAAATTTACCGTCTTTTCGGTCGTAGTGTATGCCACCCCTACCATTTTCGTCGGGATAAAAATTCATAACCTGTAATTCACCGCACTTTTTACATGGCACGTGATACTTTCTTTGGTCTCCTAGTTGGTATAGTCTCCAAATTCTAGAGGATTCTAATTCGGTCGGAGTCGATCCGTATATTTTTTTTCTTGTGTCCTCGAATGCGTCGAAACGTCTTTCAATAATATCTAAGAAGTCACCTTCCTTTTTTATTTCTCCAAAACTTGCGTCTATCTCATCAAATAAACCGTATCGAATTGATACGTTTCTCAATTTGCTTCCTGAGTTGGGCCCGATTGCTAAAAGAAAACCTCCCAAAAATTCTTTTTTGCTTTTTGTGTTACCTGTTTTTTTATTTTGAAAACTGTCAACCTGTGCAAAAATCTTTTCCTGTATGCCAGCCGAGGAAATCATTTTATCAATTCTTAATTCCATATTTGATTCTGCCATGTGTTGATCGCCCGATGTAAAAATACTAGGGCCCGGAGATTCATCTATAATCCAACCAATTAAATTTTCTAATAGTCCTACGTTGTAACCAATTTGAGCACCTTTAAGAATTGCTATGCTTTCTATATTAGAATTTTCTGAAAAGTTATCTATGATTTCTTTGAAATACGGAGTCGGAGTCCATGAGAATTGACCGGGCATGTCGGTTGTTCCTACGGGCATGCTTCTTTTATTTTCAGCCCATTCGCTAGGTTTTACCGATGTCGTTTTTGTCGGTATGTATTTTGTGATACGATTAGAAACCGATTTGTAAGACTTGTCTAAGTATTCCTGATCTACAATTTCATTTAGTTCAATCATCGGTATCACCTTTTTTAGATTTTTCCAACGCTTCGCTTACTAAGTCTCTCCAGACCTGTTCTAATTTTACCTTGACCTGTCTTACGTCGAATGGTATATTTTGTAATTCTAATTCAGCTTGAATGATTGCCAGACTTCGAGCCGTTCCCCTTCTGGGTATCGTGAGAATATTTGCGGAAATTGTTTCAGCTAGTTTAGAAAGTTTTTGATCTACAATAGATTTTGGTATTAATACGTTAAGCATCTGAGCACGTTTTGTTTTTACGGCTAAGGCTTGTTCCTGTTTTAGTTGTATGTCGGCTTGAAGTTTTTGGTCTTCAAGGCTTGCGTATGAATTTATCTTTTCTTCGATGTTTAGTTTTTCATTCTTAATTGTTTTCTCGTGTTTTTTGAGATACGATTTTGTAAGAGGATCATCTGTGTCTATGTTTCCGTTATCGGCTTCTTTTATTTTTCCATCCTTTGCGAGCCGTCTTACGTTCCTATCTGATTGACCTGTCAATTTTCCGAATTTAGTTTTATTTACTTTTGGCATGATACAAAAATTCTCCCATACGAATATAGCTAGTGATACTTTTTTAAAATTATACTAAAAAAGTCAATAAATTTATTATTAGTGATACCAGATAGAGTCCTAACCCCCCTAAAAATTGAACACACTCAAAAAACAAGGCAAGTTTGAGTCAATCCATTTAGGCTTAGAATTGTCACAGTACCTTTTGAAAAATTTTTTGTGATACCTTTAAAACGTAACAGATTCAACCGTATTGAGTCTAAAGACTGTTTACCATATCCTACCCTTATAACCTATTGAAACGTCTTAGAATCGATCCTATTGATAATTTTAAACCATGTCTAGTTGGCTAGTTTTAGTATCCATGGCGTCTTACGCAAACTATCCACGTTTACCCTTGATTCTATTGATTCATTTTGTCTCTGTCCCACTTTTTTTGG